ATATTGAGTTCAAAATGGTCTATTTGTCTAGCAAACAGCTCAGTACTTGGTGGGTCGGGGTAGTTGTATGCGTCGTTAGTAAAGCTTTCTTCTAGAGTTACTCTTCTTACTATGCCGTCGCTTAAACCTTTATTGGCTCTATCAACTGCGTCATCTAATGAGTTAGCTTTGACAGGGTACATTTCTACGTGTATAGTGGTGAGTGGTACATAGTATGTCTTCAAGTTTGGGTTATCACTTACTAATTTTAGTTTAGTTTTGTCTTTCATATTGCTCCTCGTGTTAAAATTGTAAATTAAGATTTTATAAGTATCACCCTTTGCTTCTTCTCGTATCTTGTACGTGCGAGAGGTAGTCGGTTTGTTCATGCTACTCTGCTCAACTAACTTAATTTACTATTTTAAGTGGGTAGTTATAGTGGTACCCACACTCGAACATTATCTTTTAGAGACACCGAACGACTGTCTGCAATTATTGGTTTTGTTGTTTAAAGTCTGTACAAACCCCCACGCTACGTGGAAAAATCAGACTAGTTACTAACTAACTAAACTAATTAAACCTTACATCCTTACCATAGTAAAGCCTAATCATACGCTCCTAGTAACCAAAATACCAATAAGTATCTATCACCTTTACCCACTTTTAGACCACGGTGCATGTGTGTAAAACTAGGGAAAAATAACGCATGACCTCTAGGTAAAGGGGGTACAACTCCTCTACCATGAAACTCAGTACCTCCACCTTCATAGTCCCCAGTATTTAAAGGCACTACTACGCTTATATCGGCACTAGCGTCATGATGCCACTCACCTTGTTCTCTTTTAGCTAGATTATAGTTAGCTAACTGTATTGAATTTATTTTTAAACTGTAGCGTTGCCACACTGCGGTAAATAAAGGGTTCATGTGGTTAAGTACCACGCTGTGTAGATTTTGAGAAAGTTGTGGAATGTTGTCTTGTAGAGTTACTTCAGGGATCTGTCGTAGTTCATCTTCGTCATCATTTTCGGTAAAACCTAAATAATGCTCGATGTTTTTTATTTCGTCAAGCATCATATCACAAAAATCTTCCGTAAATAAAGGCACGGAGTAAACGTCAGGTAATTCTTCTTTTATATATTCTTGTAAAGGTGTTTTTAATTCTTGAGTACCGTCTCCCGCATGAAATTTTATAATTTCAGGTTCTGAGTCTTGTATTAGTGCCAAGGTAGTCTTATCAATCATCCAATCTGATTGTATAGCTAACATGGTATTTTTAATTCTATAGGGTTTTGATCTATCCATTATTTATCCTTTTTAAATAGTTTGTCAGCTTTTCTTTGCAAAGAACGCTCTAACAATTTATCTGCTAAGTCACTGATCTTCGGTGTCTTTTTGAATATTTTATCCCAGTTGTCTGAGTATTTTTTAGAATCTTCAGGGCGTCTTTTACTACCTTTACCACCGTGCCATTTACTGCTCACTTTCTATTTCTCCTTCTATGATTTTACCTGCTGGTAGTATTCCACCAGTATCGTAATACATTTGTTTCATACGCTCTAAAACTTCTTCTTTTGACATAGTGTCAACTCTATTGACAGTTAACTCACTACGGTTTACGTAAAGTCCTGCTGCTTTACCTCTAGCAACTTCCGCAGTTACCGCAGCAGACCATGCACCATTACGTACAGCACCTTCTCTTATGTCTCGCAGATCAGTAAGATGGGTAGCTAAGTTAAGCTCAACTTTATTTGCAGCTTTTTCTTGTAGTGCACTTATTCTTTGTTTAACTAGTGGGTTAGCTTCTGAGTCTAGTAAATACCCAGCACGCGTCGCATTTTTTTCACTGTACCCTGCGTCAACTGCAGCATCTTTCTTTTTCATGCCTTTGGCTACGTTTTGCGCATACTTCTCTTGTTTAGGAGTTAGTTTTTT